CTTGGTCCATTCGCATAGATAAATTTTCTAAGACCTGTCCCATTGTTAGCATCTGACCAACAACGAACTTTATAAGCACAGTAGGAACAGCCAATGTCAAGTTTCCTATTCCCAGACACACCATCAGGAATATCATTATAACATTTGCTAGGTACTGTATCACTTGCGACAACATCTTTAAGATGTACGACCCTATCTTTTGCATTTATCATCTCCATATTATGGACCTGCATCAGTGCAAGTCTACCACTTTGTTTATCAATAGCTAAGAATGCTCCCTTATCTTTGCCTTGTGCTTCAACGTAACCTGATAGCTGTGCAATATAACCAAAGGGGTCATCATTTATTAATGAACGATTTATAAACTTTTTAAATGAGTAAGCACTTGCAGACTTACAGTCTGTAACAACACCATCAATCTCACAATCTTGATGACCTTTAATGCCTTCAATGTCTACTTCTAATTGTTCATTCTTAACTTTATGTCCTGCAGTTTTAGCAAGTAATAATAAAAGTTCCTCAAGGATATGCCCATATGTAAACTTTATCTTTGCCCATGCAGGTAGGTTTTCTTTTTCAATGTCTCTTGAGTTATACCAAACTTGTCTGTCAGGTTTACCTATCTGTGACATTCTTAAGTTATTATTTTCTGACCTTGTATTAAATAACATATGTATAGCTTTACCTACATTCTCACACATTAAATCTATGTCTTCCTTCTTAGGTTGGACTCCATTAGATATACTGTCATACATATCTTGTACTAAAGTTTCAATCTGTTTCATAGAAAAAAATAGGGGTGAGTTATTAGCTACACCCCTATGTATTTAGAGATTAATAAAGCTAGACAGGTATCTCAGCGAACTCCTGCTTAGAAGTTGTAGATGAAGTTACTACACTTCCATCTGGAATTTCCTCAAATGCTGAAACTGATTCAGCTCCTGCATAAGGAACTAAGTCCACAACTTGTATTGCTTGTAAGTCTGCACTCACTCCAGTATTACCTGTTGGTTTATGCACCCACTCATATGTTTTATATAAAACATTTACAGCAGAACCATTACCAATTAATGTACCTTCAAGAGGTCTTTTCATATTGTCAATGACATCAGGTGCTTTATTAAGACTACCATCTTTTCTTTTAGCTTTTCTTTTGATAGTAACAAAGTCTCCTTTCTCATCTCCTTTATTTTTAATCTTAAGACCATCTGATTCAGCAATCTTTTTGTTCTTAGCATCAAGTGATAAGTCTACACTATATACACCATCAGAATCAAACGTAGTGTTAGGTGATACTACAGATGCCCAATAGGCTTTACCATTTATAACAGTCATTATATACTCCTTCTGTTAGTTGTTATTGTGTCGTATTAACTACGACTATCTTTAATTATGTATTATAACTTATGTCCTAATACATTGTCAACACCTAATAAAAATAATTATTTATTAGTGTGTCTCTGCCCAATTACTGCCTATCTTAAACTCAGCATCAAGTGGACATTTAAGATTCAGTTGTTCAGTTGTCTCATTGATTGACAGTTTCACAACCTCTCCCATTTTTTGTACGTCATTCTTATTAACTTCAAACTGATACTCATCATGTATTGAAGCAACAAGATTAACATCCAAACCTTTTTGATAAATATGTCTTATCATATTTCTTAACCATACCTTACATGCAATAGCACCTGCTCCTTGTATAACAGTATTGACTGCTTTATGTGCAGACCTAACAGGAAACAATCTACCATCTAGTCCTAAGACTCTACCAGATGCACCTGCTTGTTCTACTTGAGCACGAAATGATTTAAGTTTAGGTAGCTCAGATAAAAATTTATCTATAAGTTTCTTACCTACACTTGCATCTTTAGAACCTACGATAGAAGAAACTTTCATTGCTCCTGCTCCATACAAAAATGCATAGATAAAAGTCTTTGCTTGGTCTCTGTTGGTAAGTCCTGCCATGTTCATGTTTCTTGTATGTATATCTCCATTCAATATCTCATGTGTGTATGAGGGTGTATCAATAAAGTGTGCAAGTAATCTAAGTTCCAATCCACTTGCATCAGTGCCAAAGATAACATGAGTATCAGGTTTATCAGTAGTCCAACATGACCTACACTCATTACCATAAGGTGAATACACTGCAGGTATCTGAGCCATGTTAGGTTTAGTATGACTCATACGACCTGACACACATCTCAATGTTAATACACGACCATGTACTTTGTTTGTCTTTGGATTAACTTCATCCATCCATGAAGATATTTGTGAAGTTCTTTTCTTTAATAACAAATACTCTGCTATTAATTTAGCTTCAGGTACATCTTCAATCTTAGATAGTACACTCTCATCTACAATAGGAGAGTTCTTATCAGTAAACTTTTTAGGTTTCCAACCTAACATCATAAGTCTTTCAGCTATCTGCTTACGAGATGCAAGATTAAAACTTTCATAAGTTACTTTGATAAAAGGTTCACCTTTAACATAGCCACGACTTTTGTTGTTTACCTTTGGTATAAACTCTTCTTCTCTTTTTAAGGGAGGAAAAGTTTCATGCACTTTATTTTCTAGTTGTTCAGCTTTATCTGTTAACTGTGCATGTAAACTTGTAGCTTTCTGTTGGTCTAAATAAAATCCATTCTTCTCTTGTCTAGTAATAATTGCTCTAATGTCATGCTCTAATCTTAGAGATTCAGGTGAAAACTTTCTACCTTCAAGTCTCAAATGATTATAAACTTTATGTGTTAAGTCCACATCTCGTTTACAATAAGTCAACATCTCATTACTAAATCCTGAGAAGTCATGAAAGTCTATCTTATCCAAACCTAATCTTCTACCCCAAGAATCTAATGAGTGTCCTCCTTCTCTCTCAGGATTAAATAGCTGAGACATAATTAAAGTATCTTCTATTTGAGATAGCTTTATATTTGTGTCAGTTAATTTATTTAATACTGGAGCATCAAACCCTACTCCATTATGCATGATGATTTTCTCTGCATGTTTCTCTATAAATTTAGGAAACTTTGTATAGCAATCATCTCCAACAAAAGCATAGGTATCCCCTGACTCAATGTCCTTCGCAACAATACAATATATTATTGTCGCATCTAGTGAGTCTGTTTCTATGTCTACAATTATATTCATTTTATATTAACATACTCCTTAATTGTTTTTATGTCAAATAGTTTTTGTAAATTTATTAAGTACATTCGTGAAGCGAAGTGGTCACCACCCTTCACAGATATTTTATTAGGTAAAGATTCTAATATTTCTTTAAGAGAATCTACTTCAAAGACTAGAGTTGCATAAGTTTTTTTACCTACACATAAGTTATGAAACCAGTAGTCAGCTTCAGTTGCAGCGATACCTGATGGTTTACCATAACTCTCATATTCTATAGCTATGTTACCTGTCTTTTGCCAGACATCTCTCTCAGATTTAACTTCAATCTTTTTATTTTGTAACATGTCTTTGATAGATTCTTCTCTGACTTTGCCATAAGCTAAATCAATATCAAATTTCTTTCTATCTTTTTTCTTAGGTTCTAAAGTCATTATCATCTTTCTCCTTAAAAGGGTTTTCAATCTCAGTCATTCTACCATTATCATCTGACCATAATAAATAAGAAGCTACACCAGTTGTACCTGCATATCTATTTTTTAAGACTCTAATAGTTGAAGTATTACTGGCTATCTCATCATCATCTTGTTGGTTTCTTTCCATACCAATCACTGCATCACTAAGTTGTGCGATTGAATGTGAACCTCTAAGATGTGAGAGAGATACCTGCTTACCTTCTTCATGACCTTTATCATTATCAAGTCTTCGTAAGTGACAGGCAAGTATGATACCAATCTTAACTTCTGAACATAAACTTCTGAGCTTAGTCATCAGCATGTCAATAGCTTTTCTTTCATTGCCATCATCTCTGCCTGAGATAATCAAACTTAAATGGTCAAGGACAATCCACTTACAATCACAACCTTTAGCCATGTATCGTATACGATTGATGACATCATCATCTTCCATAGAACCAAAGTGGTCATAGATAACTAACCTATTACCCTTCATTTCTGCAGACCATTTATGTAAATCTTCTTTAGATTGTTTCTTCCACTCCTCAGGTTTATGTAACTGTTTGTTAACATGTATACCTACGAGTCCTCTGAAAGTTCTCTTGTGTTCTTCTTCAAGAAACATCAGACCAATACTGTCCTCAGTATTCTTCCAGATATGATAAACTAATTCTCTAAGTAGAGAAGACTTACCCATACCAGTACCTGATGTAAGAGTAACAAGTTCTCCCACTCTCATACCATAAAGTTTTTTATTGAGTCCTTCATATGGATATGAAATAGAGTGTACTTCTTTCTCATCCCACAAAGTATCTTGTATATCATCAAAGGTAACAATACCTGCAGGAGTAAATGACTTAGCATTCCACCAGTTTCTCATGAAGTGTTCTCTCTTGCCAGTCTTTAGATACTCATTAGCATCTTTCAAATCAAGGTTAACAACCTTACATTTGTTAGGTGAAAATAATTGTGCAACTTTACTAGCTGTTGCCCTACCTATCTCATCACTATCAAAACAGATAACTATATTCTCAAAGCTATTCAGGTATTCAAAGTTATGTTTACAATCTCTAACTGCTGAAGCTACTCCATTCTTAATGGAAACACTTGCCCATTTAGAACCCATCATTTCGTAGGCAGATAAGGCATCACATTCTCCTTCACATATAGTAAGATACTTACATGAACCTTCAGGAAATAAATGTTGTCCAAACAATTGTGCTGAACCAAAGTTACCTTGAGCAGTAAACTCTTTGGGTAAGGTTCTTATCTTATTAGCTACATGTTTTCTAGTGCTATCATAAAAAGGATAGATATGTTTTGTAACCATACCATTGTTAGTAATGGTAGTCACACCATATTTACTAGCAGTATCTTGAGATATATTTCTATCTCTCAAAGATGTAGTCTGTCCAGTAGATAAACTACTGTATGTATTATTGTAGGTGTTTGTCATTGGTATCACTTCTCCTTCTCCTTTCTCGTGGTAACCACAGTCAGGTGTGAAACAATAAGCATGTCCATCACTGTATCTACCTAAGTTATTTTTACTGCCACACTTTGGACAGTTCTCATGCTTAACAAATTGACTTTCATTCTGTATCATATTAACCCCTAATGTAATGTTGTTTTATTTTTTTTGTTTGTTAGCTTACTAAACTTATCGTGAAACTCTTCTTCTTCAGATGGTAACTTACCCTGTTTCTCTAAGTCTATTTCAATAAGTTCTTGCATAGCATCATTCAATGCATTCTGTATTGTTAAGTACCCATATATTTGTTCTTCAGCTTTTGTTATTGCTAATAAAGATAAGACTCTTGCCATTACATATAATGTTTCTGGCTCATCATTATCTCTTAACAAGAGAAGAACTTGTTTGTAGAAGTCAGTCGTTAGTTTTTCCTTCTGGTCTTTGTCCATAGTCTTCTATTCCTTCTATAAAAGTATTAATATCATGTAGGCTAAGAGACTTAATGTTGCTTTCCCCACTTGCAGTTAAAACAAAATCAGTAATAGATGTAGGTAATTCGTCATAAGTTTTATATTTCATAGTCATGTGCACCCTCTTTAAATCCTTTCATGATTAATTGTTTTCTTTTTAGTTCTGCATTATGAACTACTTCAATTAATTTGTCAAGATACCATTTTGCTTTTTGCAAATCTTCCAAAGGTTTACCCTTGTAATTGTATCGCCACAAATATTTTAAGTTGTTACCTTTTAAGTAACCTTTAAATTCTTCTTCAGTCATTGATGCTTGTATGGCATCTATACATTCCACCCCATGTTTATTATAATGAGGTGGATTATTTACTAAGTCTATCTTGTTCATCTATACTCCTTCTTAAAACCACTACCACAATTAGGTTGGTACTGATAGTTGTAGTCCCATTTAATATCTTCTCGTTTCTTCAAAGGCACAAGAGGTTTTGGTTTTATATCTGGTAGCACCTCTCTGATTTCTTCTACCTTCTTTGCTTGGGTAGGTGTTAACTCTTTGAGATAAGGTTTTCTATGTTTCCATACTTCATTAGTAATACATATATAACCTGTTGCATTTTTTTCTTTTTGTTTATATCTTTCAAATACAGATTGACTATAAGAACAGTCAGGAATTTTACCAACATAAACTTCCTTCTCTCCTATGGGTGTATTCAATAGCATAAGTATTATAAATTCATTTAGCATTATCTATTCTCCTTTGTTATACATTTTTGTTTATAGTAAACATTACCTAGTAATGTAAGACTAGGATTAACTGGGTTGGGTGTAGACTTACCTACATATTCCCACTTACAATTCATAGTCTTGTTATTACTAGCTCGTTGATGGAAGAAGTCTGCATTGTTTAACGAGTAAAGATTAAATACAAAACCTATTACCAAACTTTCAATCATAATTATTTTCTTTCTGTTTAAGATTAATATACATACAGAACTTGGGGGAGTTCTGTGTAGTCACTTCGCCTATCTATGTGTATGAATGTCTTAGCCACACCAACAGACCACCCTCGTTTCAAGGCAAGTTCAACTAAGTCCTTGCGAGATACACCATCTGAACATGCGACATCAACTGCACATGTATCTGTGTTGTATTTTGTATTACCTATTTTATGGAATGAGTTAGCACTCGCAGGATAACCACGAGACCTCAACCAATCATTGTGTTCTTGTGAACGACATGCTGAAGTAATAGTCATAGGTTTATTATACTCCATTCTAAATGCTATAAGTGTAGACAAAAATCCTTCTTGTAAAACTACATCATGACTTGTAGGACATTCTAGTTCTAAATCATTAAAGAAACTATTGTCGTTGTAATTTTTCCTTAAGCTCATCATTTTCCTTTCTTAATTCTTTTAATTTCTTATAAGAATTATATAATTGTTCAGTTAACATTTGTATTTCTTTTTCATAAGTCTCTTTGGGTATCATCTTTTTGTTACCTCCTTGTTAAATATAAGAAAATTATACAGTTTTCTATAAATCATGTCAAACTTATTCAACCATAGTCAAATTACTGACAGTATTATGTTGTATTATTACAACATTACTCTTCAAAGTAATCTTTAATCTCCTCTGGTGTCAAAAGATTGACAAGTATAGGTGTGTCTTCACCTATATATGCACCTTCAATATTAAAATCTATAAACTCAAGTGCTTCTTCATAAGACATACCATCTCTTTTAACCAACTTGGTTATCATTTTCTGTTTGTCATAGATAAATACACTCAGCATACCACTTCGTGTACCTACACCTATGATACAGTCATCATAGTCATCCCATATTTTCATTACTCATTCTCCTTCACTACATCTTTAAGTTTTGATGTATCAAATTCATATAATTCAGTAAGTCCATCATTAGAGCAGGAAGTAGTATAAGGTACTGGACATGACCCTAACCATTCATCAAACTCTTTCATTGTAATTAATACTTTCATCTATCTCTCCTTTCTTTTATTGCAAGTTCGTGTAGCCATCCATCACCTCCAAAGGGAAAAGCTATAAAACATTCGTACAAAAACTCTGCTTGTTTTATACTTATGCTTTTAGTAGACACAACACTAATATCTCTATAGTCATCTTGCTCACCACCATTGCCATCTTCTATGGAATCAGGAAATATATCTCTGATTAGTTCTTTCTTATCTCTCACATCAGTATCATCTTGATGTATAAGATAGTCATAATACTCATTGAAACCATCAATGATTCTATATTGTACTAATATTGGCATCACTCACTCCTTTCTATTTTTATATGCCACCTATACTCAGGTTCTGAGATAGCATCTATAAACCTTGTATGTATTTTTAGTCCATGTTTTTTTAATAAAGAATTAATAACAGGTATCCCCTCTTTAAATCCTTCAGAGTAATAGCTATCGTGAAAGCCTAATTCTTTTATCTCATCTTTTACTTTACTCATCTTTCATCTCCTCAATCATTGCATCTATTTCCTCTGAACAGAAACCACATACCCACCCTTCAACATCACGAGGGTATCTATTAACAAACCTACCACTACCAAAGTGGCAAGGTTCACCACACTCCACACATATCTGTGAATCAAATAAATCTTTAGTCATCAGTTATCTCCTTTCTACAAAGTTCACATAGATTGTGTTCATCATAAGGTGGTTCATCTTTGTGAAATATCTCGTTACAGTTAACACATTCATACTCACCCATCACTCACTCCTTTCTTTTTTTATTATAGGTTTACTCATCTTCATTATATCCTTCATAGTCTAGAAGTTTTAATTTTAATCTATCATTAGGGTTTGGATTATCAAATCCAAAATGTTCCCAAATTTCAAGACATTCATCTCCATATAAATATACCCATTTCTTTTTACTCATCATCATCCTCCTTGTCTAAATCAAACCTAATCCATATTGATGCACCTGCTTCATCACTGAAGTGTTCAACTTCTTCATAATCAACTGGTGCATTTTCATCTAACCATTTAATAAATTCTTTTTCATTCATCTCTCATCTCCTCTTCAACCTCAAACTCAAGTCTGCTTTGTATGGCAGACATAAGCACAAGCATTGCTTGGTTAGGGTTAGGTGCAAAGTCATAGCTCATATCAGTAGCTACTTCTGACAAGGCAGTTGCCACTGTCAAAGGACTAAACTTTTTCTGCAAAGCTTTGCTAACTACCTTCTCAAGCTCAGTAACTACCCATTCAAGTTGCTCTTCAACATGCACATTAGTATCTTTAAATTTCTTTTTACTTTTAATATCGTATATATTATCACTCATTAGCAATCCTTCATCTTTCTATAGGTGTCAAAGTTTCTAGGGTTCTCAAGTTTATATTCTTCTAAGTCAAACATAAATGTTAACTCGTCTGTCTCATATATTTCTTCAACAATAAACTCGTCTACCCCCATTTCAAGTAGATAGTTTTCAGTCACAGATTTTCTTGAACCAGTGTCTGTGTTAGTCAATATAAATTTTTGGCTATTCATTTTTACTCCAATCTTTTTTAAGTTTATTAATTACCTCGTCAGGTTGTTCAACCATAGATTCTATTTGTTCATCTTGAATATTGGTAGGGTCACCATTGTTTAATTCTTCATAGTCCCCTGCCCAAACTTTTTCTTCAACTTCTTCTATAGAAGAATCATCATCAACTTCTACTATGCATTGCCATTCAGCATTAGCATAGGTTGTTACAACATATTTTTTCATTAGTCTTTCTCCTTTGGATGTAGTGGAAACATAGTGTACTCACCATACTTTTCTTGGTGAAACTTTACATTACATTTCTCTGTTAAGTATTTTCGTAACTCTGAACCCTCATAACCCTCAGTGTCATACCATTTTTTCAAGGTTGGATTATCAAAATCCAATCTTAAAACTTCACTTGCGAATTGATTAGTCATATCAATATCTATTGGTGTCTTTAAATATTTACCCATTGTTTCACACTCCTTTGTATCTGTCCCATAGTTCTGGGTGTTTGTTTTTCATGGCTTGGAATAATCCTTGTCCATTATAATTACCATACTTATTTTCATTGTCAATAAGTATATTGGCTAGTATGTGTAAGTCAACTACAGACATACCTTTAATCAAGGTTGCTACTTTTTTTATATCTCTTAACGAGTGAGATTTGTAATTGGACTTATTATTTTTTATGTTGATTGTTATAGTCATTCGTTACTCCTTAAGTTTATATTTTGCTAATCTACCTATTGAAATTGTTTTTAATCTATACATAATGGGATTGTTATTACTTATGCATTCATACTGCACACACATTCCCTCAGTTGATAGGAGTGCATTCACCCCTCGTATAGTTATTTCAAAGGCATTTGCCTCGTCTTCATTATAAAATGTTAAGTTCATAATTAAACTCCTAATATTTGTTTTGAATAATATAATGCATAACATACTGTTCCAAGTATTGCAAACACTTTTATAAATAACATCTGCATTTTCTTTTTCCTTTCTTTTTCAAGTTGTTTAGTTCTTCGTAAGAGGTACACATTCTCTATGTTCATGAGCCATACCTCCTCATATAAAACTTTTCTCTGGCTTTTTCTATTGAGGTCGTATCATAATACTCTTCTAGCCACTCATCAGTCGCTGAGACTATTTGCCCATTGCTGACTATATCTTTTACATAGGTGTCACCATACTCCCATGAACCATAGGTGAAAGGTGAGCTACAGGCAGTGTACCATCTTGAGTATTGGTTCTTATTCTCACCCTCTTTTGACTGATAGGTTTTAAGTATTGCCCAAGTCCAATCAGTTCTTGGGTCATGAAAAGTTGCATAAGGTTTATCAACTTTAACAGTCTTACCAAATTTATTTTTTGCCATATTTTTTAGTCCTTTCTTTATCAAAATATTTATTTAGTTGTTTGTTAAAACTATCCAACACTATATTGGATAGTTCTTTACAAGCATCAGGGTGTAAGTCCTGAGTGCTACATATTACAAGTCTACTCATCACTGTAGCCACACTTGTTAAGTATGTATTGCCTAGCAATAGGTTTTGCTTGTTCACCAAATGCACCACTTACTTGGGTGATAAGGTCTTGCATAGACCAACCCCTAATCTTAGGGTCAGCTTTGCCTTGAGCCATAAGTGACTCAATATATTCGTGTATTTGTTGCATGTTGCAACTCCTTTCGTGTTATTAATTACTAAGTTCTTGCATTTTTTCTGCAAAGTTTTCCCAATCTTTGGTCAACTTGTGTTTATGCACTGGACACTCTATGTGTTGGATTACTTTCCAACTAAAATCTGCCCAAGCACTAGCTATAAGTCTTTTATCCATGACATTTTCCTTTCTCTTGTGTTAATGTAAAATAAATAATATATAATACACAAGTATTATTATATATTATTTTTTTAGTACCAATTATATGGTTCGTTATCTTGTCTCTGCTCTTGCCTATGCTCTTGGATATCTTCTTCCAATAACTCATAGAGTTTATCTAGCACATATTCATTTAGTTGTTCTGACTCTTCCATAGTTAAGTCAATGCTAAACCTGTGCCAAATCTTTTGATGTATAGACTCAAAGTGGTGGTCTAAAAAAGTATTATCTTCTGCGACTTCTTCAAAGTTAAACTTTGTAATCCTCTCAGATTTTTTTAATGTGTCATTCCAATATAAGGCATTACACATAACCTTTTGATACTCCTCTTCAATTCTGAAATCTATTTCAGAGTATATTTTTTCTTGCATTTTTAAATGTTGATTTGACATAGTCAAACTCCTTTCTTTTTGTTATGCCACATAATATATCTGGCTTGTTACCCTACCAACAAAATGTCTTTTTGAAAGTAGAACTTGTTTAGCTTTAGCTAATGGTTTCCTAGAGGTTGCATCAACAAAGCTACTGTACTTATAAGGATTATAAGTAGCTACCTTGATAGGAAAGTTAGGTTCAAACTCACTCTCCCAAGTGCCTACAACATAGGCATGTACATTCTTTTTCTTTTCTCGCAACACTCTTTGTCTGCCTTTCTCTGACACTTTAAACTGTGCATTAAGTAATGGCACACAGTTACTGTGTTTAATTACTTTGCCATAGTTCTCTTTCTCAAGAGAAACAATAGAATAACAGTTCTTATGTAGGTTGTAGTAAACTTTAACTCTCATTATTCTATTACCTCCAAAAGTTTTTCCAAAGGTGAACCTTTGAATTGTTTAGAAGTAATAGTTTCCATTGGAAGTCCTTTGTAAACAAGAGCCTTCAAATGTTTGTGTTGACTACTTGTCAACTGTATGTGTTTGTATATCATAATATCTCCTATGATTTCGTTAAAATAAAATATATATAATACATAAGTATTATTATATATATTTTTTTTACTGTCACTGACATGCTACATGAAAGGAAGGAATCATGCAACATGTTTCGTCTATCTTTAAGACTCTTCAGAGTGACTAACTTTGAACATCAAGCCTTACTTTCGTAAAGTCTTTATTGGTAAAGAAACCAAAGAAACCAGTAAACTTGTCTACTAATTGTCTCAATGAAAGTTTATCATTGACTCTAACTTCATCAATAACTTTCTTGCCTTGAGTTTGCACTAATACTTCTTGAGCATTAGAACAACTATCTTGCACAAGAATCTCAGTCCCTTGTATATCTGCAATCATCTTATGAGTTGATGATGCTGACATGTCAAAGGGTGAGCAAGTTACTTTAAGTTTACCATAGGTAAAAACTATATTGCCATTATCATTCGTTGTAATTAATGGTGTTTCTGAGTAGATTTTATTTTTTGCTACTCGCAAAATTAAGTTGTCAGTTGCCATGTTATTATCCTTTCATGGTGGTTAATGTTTAATATAATAAATAAATATATATTACACAAGTAATAATATATATTTTTTATTAATGTTGGTAAATCGCAACACTTTTCGCATTGAGATTTGAACCACTACAAAGAACACAAGTTTCACATGTAGCTCGTCTTCCAGCCTCTTTAGAGGCAGGGCAAAGCACTTCTTTTGTCTTGTCAAGCACTTCGTCTTTCTGCATAACTCTAAAGGTTCGTAGTCCTTTAGACCAGAATTTCTTTGACTCTTCGTAAGAGTCTGCACTCATCATGCTGATATCACTTCTTACATCACAACTACTGTTGTGAGATTGATGTGTATAGCTTGTATGTTTCTTAGCTTTGGATAGTAAACTATCCCAGATGTAGCTAGGTACTGCACTAGGGTCACCATAAGTACCAAGTCTTACGACTTGATTATCGCCTAAACTTTGTATGTCTTTGTGGTTGTTAACCACTGGATAAGCACCTTTCATTAATTGTTTATAAACAATTAAAACACCTTGGGCTAGATTGACATAGCAAGTTCTGCCTTTAGCTTGTTTTCTATCTGGTTCAGTAGTAACTGAACCTCTATGCTTACAACTACCACAAATTGAGTAGTCCTCGCCAGTTTTACTGGCAAGTCTTGGGTCTATATCACTTCGTATGATATAGGTTTGTGCCATGTTACCAGTCTTTTTGTTCAAACTTTGTGGTAAATATACCACACTTATTGACTTGCCATCTATCAAGGATTTACCTTGATAAATGACAAAACCTTTAGGTTTTTTGTTATTATTCAGCATGTTCAATCCTTATCTTTTTAATATTTGATGCGAAATCACTATTAGAAAGCTCATAAGCCTTGCTTTGTATTTCATGATTTGTTTGTTTATACAAATCTTTGTAGTAATCTTCCAATTCCCAACCAAATTTCTCAAGTCTTTCACCAACTTCGTTGGTTAATTTATCTATATGTTCCAAATCTTTTTGGATAACTTCTAGTCTTTCATCAAAGCCATCTGGCAATGTTGTTTGTAAAACAATTTTATGTGTCATGTTAAGTCCTTTCTGTAAGTTGTTGTAATATATCACTACTACTTCCAAAAGAAGTAAGTAGTAGTTATATATAATAAGTTGTTATTTCCAGCTATTATCATATTCTATGATATTTGCTAAAGCAAAATAAACTATGGATAATAATCCATAACCAATAAAGCTTATTGCCATAATGTCTGGTGTTACACCAAGACTTGGTGCAAAGCAAAGTAAAACAAGACTTAAGAAACTTAAGACTCCACTAATTGCAGAGATTTTTAAACAAAGTTTAGATTGAAACATAAAATCTAACATATTTTTCCTTTCACAGTTGGTTGTTGTCTAAGTAGTATATAACAAAAATATATATAATACATAAGTATTATTATATATATTTTTGTATACTACTAAAGGTTTTGGACTTTGTCAACTGCATTGAATTTATTATATAAATTAGACTTCAAAACTTCGTTACATGCATTCGCATAGACATATCACAGACCTGCACACATATTAGGCACACATATGCACACATATTAGGCATATTCGCACACATACTCGCACATATATGCACTCACACACACGAAACCTGCACAAAAATTAGGCAACTGCACAAAAATTAGGCATATCAATGGTATTGATGAGGGGGACAGGAAAAACTAGCCACCTCTTATATATATAAAAAAGGGTACCCCCAAAAAAATACCAAATAAAACCATAATGTACTACACAATTAGTGGTGTACAATAGGTAGTAGCCAATAACAGCAGCAACTACTACATATATGGGGGGAGTTCTAAAGAATTATGGGGGGAGTTTCAGAATAGTCTATACAATATTGAGCACGAGAGATGCAATAGAGTTATATAGACTATGTATCACATATTCTAGTGATACTTTTATTTTGTCTCCTCAGGGGTTACCTTTAACCCTGGAAAACTTAGTAGAAGTATAGCATACTTTTTTAATTCTGGCAAGTTATTTTTTAATTTGTTTATAATTTAAACTATGTTATAATACAAACTATGAAAAAAGATAAACATCTTCTATATGCTCACTTAGATGATAGAGGTTTACGTGACCTTATAAAAGAATTAGCATCATATCGTAAGAAACCTAATGCAGGTAGGGACTTAATTGAGATGCGACGTGAGTATATGAGAAGATGTGAAGAAAGGAAACTAAATATGGCTGAGAAAAAAGCTAAGAAATTACCTGAAGGACAAAAAGTTGAGATGCTCCAAAGAGCACAGAAGAAATATAACTCTTTTGCAAAAAATACTTTACCTAGTGGGTTGTCTCCTATGCAGGAAAAGTTTTGTTTGGAGTACATTGCAACAGGTGACACCTTAACTGCATGGAAAGCAGCAGGATATAAAGACTGTAGGACTGAGGCAGATACTCGTGCAGAAAGTAAAAGACTTTTAAAGAATGATAAGATTGAAGAAAGATGTAATCAGATTAGAGAAGATGCAATAAAAGACGTAGGTCTTAATATTAATGAAGTTGTAAAGAAGTTTATGAAAGTTTATGACAGAGGTATGGAAGAAAATGATTTAACAAACTCTAATAGAGCAATGGAGTTTATTGGTAAGCACATGGGTATGTTAATTGAACGACAAGAAATTAAACAAGAGGTAACTAACAAATCTCCTGAAGAATTAGAAAGAGAGATTAAGCATTACGAAAATGTTGTTAAACTTGAAAGTGGTAATAACTAAAATTAATTTATATCTATTTTATATAATGGTAGGTATATTATTTAGTTGGCTTATATATATATTTAGTATGGCAGTTTGGAATACATTTTGTAGAGGTTGTCCTGCTACTTGGTATGTAACTAATGTTCAACCTTTACTTCCTAAAATTAAACCTAAAATTATTATTGAAGAAGATGAAGAAGATTGGGAAGACAGTGAATTTTAAATGGCATATAATCACTACCACAATAAATACTATAATAAACAAATTAAACCTAAACAGTATAAAAGTCCAGTTGTTATGTGGTCTTCTGAATTGGTTCGTAACGAAGAGGGTGAAGAAAGTTATCAAAAAAAGTGATAAGTGAAAATTTAATTAAACTTAGAGAGTTATACTTTCAAAGAGCAGTACAACAATCTAAAGATAGCTTCCTACATTTTGTAGGTTTATTTGCTCCTACTCTTGTACCTGATTGGGTAATGGGTAAACATATACAAGTTATCTCTGATAAATTACAAAAGGTTGAGAGTGGTGAAATAAAAAGACTGATGGTCTTCTTACCTCCACGTTCTTCTAAGTCAGTAATCTGTTCTAAATTATTTCCTGCATGGTATGTAGGTAGACATCCACAACATGAAATACTGTGTGTCTCACACTCTGACCAACTGGCTTCAGACTTTGGTAGGTCAGTAAGAGATTTAGTTAACTTTGATTTATTTAATAATGTTTTTCCTAGTGTAAGTTTAAGAAGTGATGTAAGAGCAGCAGGTAAATGGAAAACAAATGAAGGTGGAACTTATTATGCTGCAGGTGTTAGAAGTCAGATAGCTGGTCGTGGTGCACATATAGCAATCTTAGATGACGTAATGTCTGAAGAAGATTCATTCTCTGCAACAGGTAGAAGATATGTAAAAGAGTGGTACCCCTCAGGATTAAGAACTCGTATTATGCCTAATGGTTCAATAGTTATTATTAATACTCGTTATCATGAAGATGATTTATGTGGTTGGCTGTTAAGACAAGAATCACAAGTTGAATTAGAAAACAAATGGGAAGTTATAAAAATACCTGCTTGGGTAGATGAAGATACAAGTAAGTTATTAAAGTTACCTGTAGGGTCTTCGTACTTTCCTGAATGGAAATCAAAAGAAGTTTTAAAGAATGATGAAGAAGAAATAAAAGCAAGTAATGGTTCACGTTATTGGGAATCATTATATATGCAAAATCCTGTACCTGATGAAGGTGGTCTTATAAAAAAGAAATGGATTGAATGGTGGGATTATGATGAACCACCTGAATGTAATTATATTATACAAACATATGATACTGCATTCTCAACAAAGACAACTGCTGACTTTAGTGTAATACAAACTTGGGGAATCTTTGAAGATATAGAAACAGATTCTAATGGTGTTGAAAGATGGGTATCTAATTTAATTTTATTAGGAAATGAACGAGGAAGATTTGATTATCCTACATTAAGAATGAAAGCACAAGAACTCTATGATTATCATAAACCTGATGTATGTATTATAGAAAAGAAGGCAAGTGGACAATCACTAATCCAGGACATGCGAAGAGCAGGTCTGCCTGTTTTGGATTATATACCTGATAGAGATAAGACTGCAAGAGTATATGCAGCAACCCCATTAATGGAAGCAGGGAGAGTCTGGTTGCCAAAAGGCAAAGAATGGAGTGATGATTTATTTAGTGAAGCAATAATGTTTCCTAATGGAAGACATGATGACCAAGTAGATGCAATGACAATGGCAATACATTACATGAAAGAGTCTTGGAATTTAACTCATCCAGATGACCCTGATTATGATGAAGGGTATGAAAGAAAAAAAAGAGTTGCATACTGGAAATTTTAAGTGTATAATATTAACCATTAACAACTGTGAAAGAGTAATATGGCAACTGAAAAAAATCCCTTTGAACCTATTCCTGATATGGAAGAGATTACACAGGACAATATTGAAATAGAAGAACAAGATGTAGCTACGAATCCTGAAAGTGTTATGATGATGGATGATGGTTCAGCAGTAGTAGACCTTACAGGTAAACCTGCTATGATGTCTGAAGAAGAAATGGAAGGTGGACATTATGATAACTTAGTACCTTTCTTAGATGAAACAGAGTTAGATGATATAGCAAGTGAAGTTATTGAAAAATATACAGCAGATAAATCTTCAAGAGGAGAATGGGAACAAACATTTGAAAGAGGATTTGATTTACTAGGTTTAAAACTAAAAGAAACTTCAGAACCCTTTGAAGGTGCATGTACTGCAGTTCACCCACTCTTAATAGAGTCAGCAGTGAAGTTTCAATCTAAAGCATCACAAGAATTATTTCCACCAGGTGGTCCTGTTAAATCTCAAATAATTGGAGTAGAAACAGCAGATAAACAGCAACAAGCAGAACGTGTTAAACAGTTTATGAATTATCAGATAACTGATGTTATGCCTGAATACTTTCATGAGTTTGAAAGAATGTTATTTCATCTACCTATTATAGGTTCAGCATTTAAAAAGATTTATTATGATGCATCTATAGATAGACCTTGTTCAGAGTTTGTACCTGTTGACCAGTTCTATGTTTCTTATCATGCATCAGACTTAAGAAAAGCTGATAGATATACACATGTTATTTTAAGAAACCCAAATGATTTAGCAAAAGATATTGCAGCAGGAGTCTATGAAGATTTAGAATTACCTGAAGCAACTTCAGTTGACCCTACAAGTATGTCAATGAAAGTTGACGAGATAATGGGTACGTCAGTTCCTGAAGATACTGACCCTCAATATACTTTATTAGAGCAACATTGTTATTTAGATTTACCTGAACCTTATGGTGATGAAGAAGGAATTGCTTTACCTTATATTGTTACAGTTGAAGAACAATCAAGAAAAGTTTTATCTATAAGAAGAAACTATAATGAAGATGACCCAAAAAAACAAAAGAAGATGTTCTTTACTCATTATAAGTTTGTACCTGGTTTTGGTTTTTATGGTTTAGGTCTTATACATTTCTTAGGTAATCTAACTATGACTGCAACTGCAGCTATGAGAAACTTAGTTGACTCTGGTCAGTTTGCAACATTACCTGCAGGATTTAAAGCTAAAGGTGTAAAGGTAGTTGGTGATAATGAACCATTAGCTCCTGGTGAATTTAGAGATGTAGAATCTACTGGTATTGATTTAAATAGAGCCATTGTTCCATTACCTTATAAAGAACCTTCTAATACATTATTTCAGATGTTAGGTTTTATTGCTGGAGCTGGACAAAAGTTTGCAGACTCTACTGAAAAAGTTATTAGTGATTCAACTAATTATGGACCAGTAGGTACAACTATGGCATTACTAGAAGCATCTAGTAAATTTTTTAGTGCCATACATAAAAGAATACATAACTCTCAGAAAGAAGAGTTTAAGATATTGGCAAGGATTAATTTTGAATCCTTACCTGACCAATATCCATATGAAGTTCCTGGTGGAAGTCCTACAATATTTAAACAGGACTTTGATGGTAAGGTTGACGTAATTCCTGTCAGCGACCCAAACATACCATCTAGTGCACATAGATTAATGCTTTCACAGTTGGCATTACAACTCGCTAGTCAAGCACCCCCAGGAAGCTACAATATACAAGCACTCCATAGAACTATTTTAGAAGCTGCTAATATGCCTAACTTAGATATGATATTGCCACCACAACAACGACCACAGGCACTTGACCCTGTATCAGATATACAAAATGCAGTAAAAGGTGTACCTATTGCAGCTTTTCCAGGACAAAATCATATGGCACATATTACAGTTAAGACTGCATATATGTCTGACCCTATGAATGGAGGTAGTCCAATTATGGAAAAAGTTAAACCAGTTCTTGAATCAAATATAAAAGAACATATGATTATGAAATATCAAGAAGAAATGAATGGAATGGTAAATGGAATGGTATCAGGAGTTGCAACTGACCCTGCAACCTTACAACAAGTACAAGCACAAGCTGCTCAACAAATTTCACAAGCTAACCAAGCAATGGGTGTACCTCAATCCCCAGAACAACAAATGGTTGAGCTTGAGAAACAAAGACTTAAAATTGAAGAAGAAAAATTAGGTCTTGATGCACTACAAGAAGCTGCTAGTTTATCTGTTAAACAACGTGAACTAACTCTTAAAGAAGAAGACCAAGGTATTAAAGCACTTAAAGAAGGTGCTTCAATAGCAATTAAGAGAACAGAGAACGAAAAAAATAGACAATCTAAAATTGCAGAAACAACAATAAAAACTCTTGGGAAGTTAGCTCAAGAAGAAATAAAAGGAGAAAACTAATATGAATAATAAACCAATTATAAGTGGTCCAGGACCAGATACTTTTGGAGACTCAAGTAAATTAACAACTGAAAACTTTTCTATTAGAGCAAAGAAAGCTGTTAAGAGACAAGACCCAGGCTATGCTTATCAACCAGCAGGTGGTAGTAAAGTAAAAGGTTAAATTATTTATGGACAATATTCTAAAAGAAATTGGACATGAAATAGATAAAGAAATAAGTCAGATTCAAGTAATGTTAGGGGATGGAGTCTGTGAGGATTATGCCCAATATAAACAAATGGTAGGTTCAATAGTAGGTTTAAAAAAATCTAAAGAACTTATTAAAACAATATATACTAACATGATAAATGGAGATGATGATGCAGACGATTAAAATGCCACAAGCAATTAAAAATGATAAATGGACTAACAAAGATGAATTACCTGACCCTACAATATTACCAGAGTTACCAGGTTACCATGTACTGGTTCGCCCTGTTTCAATAAAAGATAAAACTAAAGGTGGTATTATGCTACCTGAATCTGTTAAGAGTGATATTGCTTATTTAACAACAGTAGGTAGAGTATTAAAGATAGGAGATATAGCATATAAAGATGATGATAAATTTCCTAATGGACCTTGGTGTAAAATAGGTGACCATGTATGTTATGGTAAACACACAGGTCAAAAACTTTTATATAAAGGAGTAAGACTTATATTGTTATTTGATGACCAAATAATTATGAGAGTACAAAATCCTAAAGATTTAGATACAACTTATAATCTATCTAATTAATATGAAAGAAAAATTAAAACAAGCCTTTCTGTCTCATGCAGATGGTCATGTTAAAAAACATGTTGCAAATGTTGAAGTGTTATTAAATAATCCTATGGGTATAGCTCAACATGGTGACATACTTACTGAAGTTGAAAAAGAACTTGAAGAAGTGGCGAAGTACGAAGATTTAATTAATGTAATGAATAAATATTTTTAAAGGAGTAGTATTATGTTATTAACTAAAAAAATAATAAAGTTCTCTAACACATATTTTATAAAAATTCCTGAAGCTATGAAAGGTTTATGGGATTTATCTGAAAATCGTTGGGGATATAAAAAGGTAAAAAATAATGACTAAACTATGTGCAAGGGGGAAAAATGCTGCGAAACGTAAATTTAAAGTTTATCCAAGTGCGTATGCAAATGCGTATGCTTCTAAAATCTGTGCAGGAAAAATTAAAGACCCTAGTGGAAAAAAGAAAAAAGATTGGAAAGGCTCTGCAAAAAAAATGGTTGTTGGTAAAAAGGTGGGTAAACCACAAGGTAAAGTTGCTAGGGGTTGTGGTGCAATTATTCCTACTAGAAAGAAAAAAACCAAGTATGCTTAAATTTAGAAAAAGACCTAAGTTAAAAGATGATGAATAAATATACACAAAGACAATGGGATAGAACTGTAGGTTATGGTAAAGTTCCAGATAAATATAAATTAAAAGAAGAAAAAAAGAATGGCTAAAAAAGGTGGACTTAAAAAATGGTTTAAAGAAGATTGGGTAGATATATCTACAGGTAAACCATGTGGCAGAAAATCTGCTAAGTCTTCAAAAAGAAAATATCCAGTCTGTAGACCTAAGGCAGTTGCAAATAAAATGACTGCTTCACAAAAGTCATCTGCAGTTAAAAGAAAAAGAAATAAAAGTAATGCTGGACCTAAACCAACTTCCATAAAGTACCCTATTAGTGCAAGTGGGAGGAAACAAAAAACAAGAAGGAAAACATAATGATAGACCCATTTACAGCCTTTGCAGCCTTAAAAGCTGCTAGTAGTAGTATTTCTACTGCTATAAAAGTTGGTAAAGATTTAACTTCAATGGGTGGTGCAGTTTCTAAGTGGGCAAAAGCTGAAGCTAGTCTACAAGTAGTTGCTAATCATAAACCAGGAATGTTTGGAAAATTAACTGGTGTTGAGCAAAATGCTATTGATGCTCATTTTAGAAACGAAGAAGCTAAAAGACTTCGTGATGAAATGAGAGAACTGTTTGTTCTTTATGGTTCTCCAGGTCAATGGGATAGATTGCAAAGTGAGATTGCTGCTGAAAGAGCACGTCAAGCTGCTGCAGTTAAAGAACAACTACGAAAGCAAAAGTTACGACATAATATTATTATAGGTGTTGTGTTAGGAATTATTGGTTTTGGTTTAATAACTTTAGAAATAATGTACTTGAAAGGAATGTTATAATGAAGAAATCTAAAATGGGTTATGCTGGTGGCAAGAAAGTTAAAATGGGATATGCTGGTGGTAAAAAAGTTAAGATGATGAATGCAGGTGGAATTATTTCAGGTCCTAAATGAGTGAACTAATATCCAACATACCTTTTTTTAGGTGTTGGGTAAGGAAGGAGTTTACTCATAGTCATCAAAAATATCATGGGGAATATTTACATGGACTAGCAATTGCAGTTAATTGTATGCCTGATAGATGTTTAAGTTTCCAAGTTGTATTTACAGGTTGTGAAGCTGAAGAAAAAAATTTACATGGTGGTGCTATGTGGGCACGAATGCCAATCACAGGTTTAATAGGTGATATACCTTTAGATGAATGGACACCTCCTATGGAAACACACTATGCTCAACCTTGGGATTGTCCAAGTCATAATCATAGTGTGATTGTTATGGACAGAGTTAGTTCAAGTCCTTGGTTATGTAAAGTAAATGGAGAATTTTATACTGGTAAATATTATTTTACTGTAGACTTTACAGGTAATGCAGTGGCAGATGACCCTGCACAACATAAACAATCTCATGTATTACATTTAACTTCAGGACCATATAAAGGTGCAATGGTAGCTTTACCTAATAATAGAGTTAGAGTTACAAGTCCTGCAATGTGGTCAGCAGGTGAAGGTGCTCCAGATTTTATACCTTCACAATATAAACATACTGCTGAATGTCATGATGATTATATGGATGTTAATAAAACATTTGATAATTTATATAATGGTAAAAATAAAAAATGAATGAAAGAACAGTTAAAGGTGTAGTTGCTGCATTAAAGAAAGCATCAAAGGCACATGCAGCACAAGCTAAAAAATTAGAAAAGATGTTAAATAAAAAATAACTCTTGTATCTCATAGGGTTGTATAGTATTATAAATACTTTATAACTTTACGTAATCGTTTGGTTCGTAACAAATGGAGATAATATGTCTAAAGAAGAAGAAACATGGAGTAAAATAGATACTTCAAAAAAAGAAGATACAGAAGATAAAGTAGATTTTGAGGTTGAAAAACCTTCAGTAGATTCTAAAGCTAAAGAAATGGCAGAAGTTGTTAAACAAGAAGTTGAAGTTGAACAAGAAAAGCCAGTTGAAGAAAAAGTAGAAGTAGAAGCTAAAGAAGAAACTCAACCAGTTGAACAAAAGTCTGAAGAAGAAAAAGCAACTGAAGGCATTGAAGGTAAACGTGCTGAAAAAAGAATCAGACAATTAGTTCGTCAAAAAAAAGAACGAGAAGAAGAGGTTCAAAAACTTTTAACTAAACAAAAAGAGTTAGAAGAAAGATTAAAAACAACTCATGACTCTCAGTTTGATTTAACTAAAACAAGTATTGAGTCTCAAGAAAAAAGTTTAGAAAATCAATTAGGTTTAGCTAAACAAAATTATTTAGATGCTTTTGAAAAAGATGATAAGAATCAATTATTAAAAGCACAAGAAGCATTAAATGAAGCTCAGATAAATTTAAACACAGTTAAGAATAATAAGGTAAGTTTTGAGAAAGATTACGAGAGTTACCAAAATAGAATTAAACAACAACCCTTACAACAGACACCTCAACAACCTCAACAACAATATGACCCTAAGGCAGTTGAGTGGGCAGAGGCTAACGAATGGTTTGGGAAAGACAGAGTAATGACTGCAGCAGCTTTAGCTGTAGACACTCAGTTAAAAGAAGAAGGTTTTGACCCATCAGATGATGACTTTTATAAAGAAGTAGATTCAAGAATAAGAACTACATTTCCAACAAAGTTTAATGATGAGTCACAAGTTCGTCAGAAGGCTACGTCAAGTCCTTCTCAAGTGGTTGCAGGAACATCTCGCACTCCTGCTTCTAAAAAAATTAAGTTAACCCAAGAAGATGTTAGGTTAGCTAATAAATGGAATATACCACTTGATAGGTATGCCAAAGAAAAGGCAAAGGTTGAACAAACCAAAGAAGAATATACCACAATATCAACAATGCGAAGGAGTTCATAACATGGCATTAACTAAATTAAAAGCAACACGTACTGAAGAAACTAGAGAAGCAACTTCAAAAAATGAAACGTATTCATTTGAAGAACAAAGTGCATTAGACATACCTGAAAATGTAGTTGAAAGATTTCATAGTCAAGGTATGGCATTAAGATGGATTAGAATATCTTTAGATGGAGAAGACGATTATAAAAATGTTGGTAAACAACAAAGAGTAGGGTGGACTTTCGTTTCCCCTGAAGAAGTACCTGAATTATCTAACTCTTCTTTTACAAAAGAAGATGGTCGTTATAAAGGTGTAGTTTCTAATGGTGACGTAGCATTGGCAAAAATGCCAAAAGGTAAAGTTGAAGCTATGACTGAATATTATAGGAATAAGCATAAAGCACAGGAACAGGCTGTAGAGAAAAATCTTCAAGCAGCTTCTGATTCTAAGATGCCTATAACTAATTCTAGCAAATCCTCTACAACAAGAGGAAGGGAGCCTCGCTTCCAAAGATAATTAATAATGTATAACAAGGAGAATATATATGTCTACAACAAAAGGACTCTTTGGGTTACAGCCTTTAAGACAGTTAGGTTCAGGATATAATACTACAGGTTCATCTGAGTATAATATTGCAAACACTTTAACTGTTAATATATTTAAAGGTGATGTGGTAACTATGAATAATGGTTTTATTCAACCAATTGCAACAACTACTGATTATATCATAGGTGTTTTTCAAGGTTGTTCCTACATTGACCCAACAACTAAACAACCAACCTTTAGTTCTTTTTATGCTGCCAATACGTCAAGTGCAGTAGGAAATCCTAAAGCATTTGTTGTTGATGACCCTGCAGCTACTTTTATGGTACAGGCAGATGCATCAGTAACAATTGGTGATATTAACTCGCAAAACTTTCCAGTAACATTAGGAGCAGGAAATACTATAACTGGTATCTCAGGCTTTGGTATTAAGGCTGCAGGAAGAGCAACAACAAGTAAAGCATTAAGACCTCTTAATGTTATTAACGAACCAGGTAATTCATTATCAGGTGCAGATGGTGCATTTCCTAAAGTTGAAGTTGAAATTGTTCAACACTGGACCAAACGATTTGCAACAGCATAATATAGGAGAAATAAATTATGGCTATTAATAGAGCAAGTATTGCTAAAGAACTTCTCCCAGGTCTAAATGCTGTGTTTGGACTTGAATATGGAGATGTTAATGAAGAACATAAACCTTTATTTGAAGTTGAAAATTCAGATAGAAGTTTTGAAGAAGAAGTATTGTTCACAGGATTCGCAAGTGCACCAGTCAAAGCTGAAGGTGCTGCTGTTTCATTTGATACAGCACAAGAATCTTTCACTGCTAGATACAACCACGAAACAGTTGCATTAGCTTTCTCAGTAACTGAAGAAGCTATGGAAGATAATCTTTATGATACTTTCGCAAAAGTTCGTGCAAGAGCACTAGCAAGAGCAATGGCAAACACTAAGCAAGTAAAAGCTGCTAACATTTTTGTTAATGGTTTTACTGCAGGTGATACAGCTATTGGTGATGGACAAGCATTTTTTGCAAACTCACACCCAGTTGTAGAGGGTGGAACACAAAGTAACTTATTAGCTGCTGCTGATTTATCAGAAGCTGCATTAGAAGCTGCTTTGATTGCAATTGACAAAACCAAAGATGATAGAAATATTTTAATTGGTGCACAAGCTATGTCATTGCACATACCTACTGACCTGAAATTTACTGCTGATAGAATATTAGCATCACCAGGCAGAACTGCAACAGCTAACAACGACATTAATGCAGTTAGAAACATGGGAGTAGTTCCAGATGGTTATTTTGTAAATAGAAGATTTACAAGTGTAAATGACTATTTCATTAAAACTGATGTTCCTAATGGTACTAAGATGTTTGTTAGAGTTCCATTACAAACTAAGATGGAGCCTGACTTTGATACTGGCAATGTTAGATTTAAATCAAGAGAAAGATATTCTTTTGGTGTGTCTGACTGGAGAGGGTTTTATGGCTCTCAAGCAGCTAGTTAATAAATAAATAACATATATAATAGGGTCTCTTATGAGACCCTTTATATTTATATAGGAATTATAAATGACCAATTTAACTACAATAAGACATATCACAACTTCAGCAGGTGATTCAACAGCAGTTGGAGCTGCTTTTCCTACAAGAATTAGAGGTTTTAATGTTTTAAATTCAAAAGATACACTAGGTACATTTGAAATAAAAAATGGTTTGTCAACAGGAGTTACTGATTCAAGGATTAAAATAAACATAGCAGCAGGTGGTTCATTAGATACTTATCTAGCAGATGAAGGTGTTAGATGTGATACAGGTGTTGTTGTAAGTGCAACTCCAAGTGTCTTTGCTACAATTTATTTTGGATAAATAAATGCCTAGAAAGAGAAAAAAATCTAAAGGCATGGGAATTAAAACGAGTGTTAAGTCAGGTAATTTTTTACCTACTAACAAAGGTGCAGGTATGACTAAGAAAGGAGTAGCTGCTTATCGTAAAGCTAATCCAGGTTCTAAGTTAAAGACTGCAGTTACAGAATCAAAACCTACAGGGAAAAGAGCAAAGAGAAGAAAATCATTTTGTGCACGTTCAGCAGGACAAGCCAAGATGCATAACATTAGTTGCAAGAAAACTCCAAAGAAAAGAATTTGTGCAGCTAGACGTAGATGGAAATGTTAGATGGCAGATTATACAACTTTAATTACAGAAATTTTAAACACAACTGAGAATGATGCAAGTGAGTTTATAAACCATTTACCTAATATTGTTAATCGTGCTGAAGAAAGAATGGTTGATGACTTAGATGATTATGGTTTAGTATCATATACATCAGTAGCAGTTTCTGCAGGAAACAATATCGTTACCTTACCAACAGGTACAAGAATTGTAAAGAATTTTAATGTCATTACAGATGGCGAGAGAACAAATATATTAGTGAAGACTGATGAATACTTAAGAGATTATTGGACAGTATCAGCTTCAACAGGAAATCCAAAGTATTATGCTCATAAAGATAATACTAATATAATGATTGCACCTACACCTGCATCAACAAGTAATGGTGAGATAGTGCATGTTAGTAGACCTACTACTTTAAGTTCTACTGCACCTTCTAATTATTTTACAAACTTTTGTTATGATGGTTTGTTTAATGCATGTTTAGTTGAAAGTTATATCTTTATGAAGAACTTTGAGATAGTTCCTCTCTTTGAACAAAGGTATCAATCTTCTATTAATATTTTAAGAAATAGAGCCAGAAGATTTAGAAGAGATGATATGACTGCTCCATCAAGTCCAGCAGGTGGAGATGATACAATTATAGACAGGAGAAACTAATGACAAAAAAAAAGAAACCAGTACAACCAGATTTATTTTTAAAAAAAGATACATATAATATTAATGGTGATAATGTTAAACAACAAGATTTATCAGGTTATATGGATAAACAATATGACAGAGCAAATAATCATGATATTCGTGGTTCTGATAGATTACAAGCTAGTAAGAAATTAGTTAAAACAAAAAAAATTTTAGGAATAAAATTAGATGAAGACGATATATCTACTATTAAACATAAAACTAGAAAAATAAAAGATAAAATTGATACGAAAAATAAAATTAAAAAACTACATAAAAAAGCCTCAGACATGGCAAGTTTTTTAACAAAAAAAATGGGTGTAAAAGGTAAAATATTAAGTAAAATAATTTTACCAAAATCTCCTAAAGTAAAAAATAAAAAGTCTAAGTTTACTGGATTACCTCCTACTAAAAAAAAATCTGGTGGTAGATTAAATAATGGTACTTCATTTATTAGTAGTTTGTATAAGGATAAAACGTAATGGCAATAATGAGAAGTGATATATCTCAACAGATAAATAAACCTGGTGCTAAAGGTAGAAAAAATAGACGTAGTGTAGTATCTAAAAATAATATAAAAAAAACTATTAAGAAATTAAAAAAAGATGGTTCAAAATTTATGGATAATTATGGTGGAGATATTACAGAAATAGCTTCTTATATAACTCCTGCTACAACTTTTGCATATGAACTTTTAAAACCAACTAAAGCTGGTTCTGCTGAATTATATTCTAAAAAAGAATTAGCTAGTATAAAACGTAAAGAAAAAGAAAATGAAAAAGCTATTAAAAAATATATGGGTGGTACCCTAAACAAAAGGAGTAAATAATGTCTAAAGCAGAAGCAGTAAAAGCAGCTAAAAAATATGTTACAATAGGATTTAATAAATTATCTAAAATAGAAAAAGATGATGTTATAAAATCTATGGGAAAATTAAAAGACTTTGCAGGTAAAACTAAAAAAGAAATTAGAGATGTTTTAAAAAAAGTTTATAAAAAAGATGTGACTCCTCCAGCTAAGTTAAAGAAAATACAAGCAAATAAAGATAGACCAAGAAAACCTTTATTTGATTTAACAGATAGAATGAGAGGTAGGAAGAGAGAAGTAAATATGCTTAATAGAATAACTCCTAGACAACAACCTACTGCAAAAGATTTTACATCAGAAGGAATTAGTAAACAACTTTTAAAACTTCAAGATGAAGCAGGTGATGGTATGAATATTGTAAAAAGAAAAACAGGGCGTACACTTCGTAGCACTCTTGGTTATGGTAAAGCTAGAAAACCTATTAATTAATAAAGGAGAAGTATATGATTATAAAAGGTGTAGGTAAAGTTACAGAAGCAATGTTTAAAGCTGCTTCAAAAAAAGCTAATAAACTTAAAAAGAAAAAAGATAAACTTGAAAAAGAATCAATTGTAACTGCAAAAAATGACCCTGCAGTTATAGCTGAATTAAAAAAATTAAAACCAGGTTCAATTCCAGGTATTAAATCTGGAAGTAGAGAAGCTGATGCTTTGAAAAATACTTTAGGTCCTAAAGATTTTACATCTCAAAGTAGTAATACAAAAGGTTTGCCAAAGTTTACTGGACTGCCTAATAAAACTGCATCTTCAGCTAGTGGTTCTTCTAAAAAACTATCTAAACAATTAACTTTAAAACAAAGAAGTAAAAAAAGATTAATGGAATTAAATAGAAAAAAGAATTTAACTGAAGCTGAAAAATTAGAACAAAGAGGATTACTAAGAGATTTTGGTTCTATTAAAAGTTTGCAAAAAGAAACTGGAAAAATTACAAATTATTTAGCTAAAAGAAATAAAAAACTTCCACCAGATGTTAAAGGTAAAAAAGATTTTGACCCTAAAGTATTAGAAGAAATCACTAGAAAAGCTAACAAAAAAAAATTAGGTGGTGCAATTAAAAAATTAAAATCTGGTGGTAGAGTTGGTAGCTGTAAAAGTTATCGTGGCTATGGTGCTGCAAGAAGGGGTTAAATAAATGACAACAAATTCAACGTCAGGTACTTATAACTTTAACTTAGAGATAGGTGATGTTATACAGGAAGCTACTGAGATGATTGGTGGCGAGATTACTTTAGGTGAAGAACCTAGAAGTGCCAGACGTTCTATTAATTTAATTTTAAATGATTGGCAAAATAGAGGTGTATGTCTTTGGACTACTAATACTACAATTGTAAGTATTGCTGCAAGTACAACTGCTATTAATTTAGGTAATAACATTAGTGACGTTATGCAAGTTGTAATTAATAGAGACAATACAGATTTAAATTTAACTCGTATATCTTATGAACAATACTTAATTCTTCCTAATAAAGGACAGACAGGTAGACCTTCACAATATGCAATTAAGAGATTTGCAGATAATGTTGAGTTATATATGTGGGCATTATCAGATAATAATACAAGTAAATTAAAAATTGAAAAGATTGATTACATGCAAGACGTAACAAAGTCAGCAGTACAAAATGCAGATATGCCTAGAAGATTTTTACCTTCACTTACAACTGGACTTGCTTATTATATGTCATTAAAAAGACCAGGGATAACTGAAGCAAGAGCAACATTTTTAAAAAAAGAATATGAAGAACGATTAGCTTTTGCTATGACTGAAGATAAAGAAAGGGCATCTTTATATATTACTCCACGTATGAGTAGTATATAATGGCAGTAGGTAAAAAGTCTTTAGCAGTTTGTGATATATGTGGATTTGTATATCCTCATAGTGTAATGAAAAGAAATAGTTATGGACTTATAGTTTGTCCTACTGATTATGATGGAGCTTATGATGAAAAGAATCATCCACAGAATAGAGCACCTGATGTAAGAGATGACCCTGCAATAAGAGACCCTAGACCTTCTCCTTCTGAAGCTATGACTGATTGGGAAAATCAAAATACTAAATGGGAAGCTACAACAAAATTTTGGAATATGGTGAATAATAACAATGCCTGATTTAACTGGAACACAAATATCAAATACCTATAAAAGATTAATGCAGGTTAATGTATCTGCAAACTCAGGTATTACAACAGACTTACAAACAATTCAATCTGGAGATAATTCTAATACTCCTCTTCAACTTTCAAACTCAACTTTAAATGTTAATGGAACTTTTGCAATAGGTGGTGTAAACCTTACAGCAACAGTATCTTCTATAAATGCTATCTCAGATATTTCAGGTGGTGTAGGATATATTGTTGTATCAGGTACAAACATTTATAATAGAACATTTTCTGCAGGTTCTAATATTACAATTACAAATGCAAATGGTGTTGCTAGTAATACTGGTATTGCATTAACAAGTGCAGTTGCTACTGAGTCTTTAGGAGCTACAACAGTTTCATGTTCAACATTAGAAGTAACAGGAAGTATAGATGTATCAGCAGTAAGTGTAGGTACATTTACTGCAGTATCTATTAATACCTCAGTAATGAAAGCAGCTTCAGTTTCAATTGCAGGTGGTGATGCTACACTACAAACAGGAAGTATTACAACCTTTGCAGCAACAACAGTTGCCTGTTCAGTTCTTGAGGGAACAACAGGTACATTTACAGGAATAGTTTCAGCATCAGGGTTTGCAGGAGATGGTTCTCAATTAACTAATGTACCTTCAGCAGAAGGTGGAACTGTTAAACGTATAACTGCAGGTACTGGAATAGGTATTACAGTTAATGGTGCAACTTCAACTTCTATTCCTACAAGTGGTACAGTTCTTATAAATCCTAATCAATCATTTGGTACAGTTTCAGTTTCAACAGGATTAGTAGTTCCTGAAGGTCTTGCAAGATTTTCAATACCTGTTAGTGGTACAGCAGCAACATTCTCAGGTAATGTATCTGCTGCAAATGTTTATGCATCTACAAATGTTTTTGTAGCTGGAACAGCAGTACCAACAGGTGCACAAATTGCTGCAGTATCAGCTTTAACTTCAGTAAACAAAGCTGACATTGCTACCAATGTAGCTGCAATAACTTCAGTAAACTCAGTTGTAGCAGCAGTATCAGCATTAACGTCAGTAAATAAAGCAGGAGTTGCAACTAATGTAGCAGCTATTACTTCTGTCAATAGTAAGATAGCAACAGTTTCAGGAGCACTTGCAACTTCAATAGGAAATACAAATACAGTTTTAGCAGCAACGTCAGCAGCTTTAGCCACGTCTATAGGTAATAGTAATACAGTTATTGCAGCAGTCTCAGTTTTAACATCAGTTAATTTAGCTAAGATTACATCTATAAATTCAGTAATAGGGGATGGTTCTGGATTTGCAACAGATGCTGAACTACAAGCAGTGTCTGCTACAATGGCTACATCTATAGCAAATAGCAACACAGTCATAGCTGCAGTGTCAGTTCTGACTGGAGTTAATCTTGCAAAGATAACTTCAATTAATTCAGTAATAGGTGATGGTACAGGGTTTGCTACAGATGCAGAATTACAGGCAGTATCTGCAACAATGGCTACGTCTATTGCAAATAGTAATACAGTAATTGCTGCAGTATCAGCATTAACCTCAGTAAATAAAGTTGATGTAGCTGCAAGGTTACCATTATCAGGTGGTACATTAACAGGTATCTTATCTGCTACTGATGTATATACAAGTGCAGTAGCAATTGGTGTTGATACATTATTAGGTAAACAATTACATATAGGTACAGCAGCAGTTGCTGACATTGTAAGTTTAACTGATGGTACAAATATAGCAGTAGATTTAAATGCAGGTCAAAATTTTGCAGTTCAGTTAGGTGGTAATAGAACATTATCTAATCCAACAAATTGTGTAGCAGGACAGACAGGAAGTATCTTTGTAATACAAGATGGCACAGGAAGTAGAACATTATCTTTTGCAACTAATTATAAATTTCCAGGAGCAACTGCTCCAACATTAACAACAACTGCAGGGCAAACAGATAGAATTGATTATATAGTTTTTGCTTCTGCAAACGTACATGCAATAGCAACTTTAAATGTAAGTACATCTTAGTGGTTAGAAGAATACCTAGAAAAAAAGGTCAACGTGCTAAAAGTAAAAAACATTCAGACTTATATACTGATGAAGACCCAAAGGGTACAATACATGGTTTAAAGTTTGCAACTGAAGCAGATGCAAAAAGGTCAATACGAAAGATAAAAAATTCTACTCGTAAACATAACCATAAAACACAAGCAGCAATTGCAATGGAACAAAGAGCAAAAGTTGCAGGTAAAGATAAAGCAGCAATGATTTATAGAAAATTTATTGAGCAACAAAAAAAGAAAACTAAAAATAGGAAGGCTTAATGGCAGTATTTCAAAATAATTTATTAATGGGAGCAGCTTCTCAAGCAGGGGGTAGTGTATATTCCATAGACCAATCAATTAGGTTTAATGATGATGATTCACCGAAATTACAAAGAACATTTAGTTCAGCAGGAACTGAGGAAACATTTACATTTTCTTGTTGGTTTAAGCGAGGTAACACTGGTGCTGGTTTAGGTGATAGCAGTCAAGGATTAGCTATATTTTCTGGAGGGTCAAGTGGTAACAATTATGGAGAAATACGAATAGATTCAAGTGGATATGGAGTACAAGACTCTCTTCATTTTTATAATATAAATGGTGGTGCTTTTAATATGCAATTAGTAACAACTAGATTATTTAGAGACCCTTCTGCTTGGTATCATATTGTTTGTGTTATGGACACAACTAAAGCTATAGCTAGTGAAAGAATGCGAATTTATGTAAATGGTGCTAGAGAAACTAGTTTTTCTACTGAAACTTATCCTTCTCAAAATACTGCATCAAATTATAACACTGCAAGTGAACATGGGGTAGGAGTGTCTTTAGGTATTAGGTCATTTGATGGTTATTTTGCTGAAGTTCAATTTTTAGATGGCTTGGCTTTAGACTCAAGTTATTTTGGCGAAACCAATGAAAACGGAATCTGGGTGCCTAAAGAATATAGTGGTAGTTATGGTACAAATGGATTTTATATTAAAGGTGCTGATGCAAGTTCGTTAGGCGCAGATAGTTCAGGTAATGGAAATAATTTTGCCTCAAGTGGTTTAACTTCTGCTGACCAAATGGCTGACTCACCTACAAATAATCATGCAGTAATGAATCTTCTTGATACTAATACTACTCCTAATTGGACTGCAAGTAATGGTAATTTAGATATTTCATGGAATGGAGCAAATTATACTAATCATTTATTTTCTACTCTTGCAATGCCACCTACAGGTAAATGGTATTTTGAAATAAAGTTTGTTTCTGACTCTAATCAAGTACTTCTTAATCAAATAATGAGAATAGGACTTATGAGAGATGATTTTAATGCAGCAATGGTTCAAACAACATATGCAGGAGTTAATTTAACTGATTCAGCAACTGACCCTGAAATTTATCTTGTTTTAGGTAATGCAGGAAACTCTTGTCAGCTTTCAGGTATGGGTAATTCCATTTATAATGTTGGAGGAAGTATATCTGCAGGTGATGTTATTAATTTTGCAAGAGATGGTACTAATTTATGGGTTGGTAAAAATGGAACTTATTACAATAGTGGTAATCCTGCAACAGGTTCTAACCCATCTTTATCAGATTTACAGTTAAGAAGTTATAGAGCAAACATGCACTTTACAGGTACTTCAGCTTCACTTGGTACTGCTGTTCTACATGCATTTTTTGGTGCAGATAAATCTATTGGCAGTGGTACTGGTTTTAACAATACAGTTCCAACTGGTTTCTTAGCATTGAACACAACAAACTTAGGAAGTTAATATGGGTACACCTACAATTATACAAGGCGAAGAATATTTTAACACTGTGATTTACGAAGGTAATGGTGGTGGGCAACGAGTAGGTCGTTTTGTACCATTTACTGCAAATCCATCTATTGCTAATAGTGTTATATTTAATACTGGAGATAGTGCTAAATTAGAAAGAACACCTAGTTCAAATGGAAGTGGTACAACTTTTACAATTAGTCTTTGGTATAAACCTGGAAAATTAGGAACACAATATTCTCTTTTTGATAATGCTCCTGGTGGAAGTGCAATTAATATATTTAGTATAATTTATAATAGTGATAATACAATTTTAATACATGGTTTTGATAGTAGTGGAAATTTTACTTTAAACCTAGCAACTAATCGTACATTTGAAGATACATCAAAATTTTACCACATTCTCGTTGCTGTTGATACAACACAAGGTACATCATCTAATCGTGTTAAATTATATGTTGATGGAACACAAATAACTTCTTTAAGTAGTACAACTTATCCTGGCAGTAGTGCAACTTATGGAACAAATCAAACATCAGTAAAACAAGCTGTAGGTTATTATCCTCATAATAGTTCACGATATTTAGATGGCTATATAGCAGAATTTAATTTAGTTGATGGAACTGCTTTAACACCATCAACCTTTGGACAAACTGACACATCAACTGGTCGTTGGATTCCAAAAACTATAACAGGTGTTACTTATGGAACAAATGGAGTAAGACTAACCTTTGCTGATTCCAGTGCATTTGGAGATGATACCAGTGGTAATGGTAATGATATGACTGCTACAAATTTAGCAAGTACAGACCAGACTACAGATAGTCCTACTCAAAATTTTACAACTTTAAATACTTTACGAAAAGGTCCTAACATAACTTTATCTGAAGGTAATTTAAAATCAACATATAGTGGAGGTTCACAAAGTTATGGTATTGCCTCACAAAAAGGTGTTAATAGTGGAAAGTTTTATGCAGAATGCACAGTAAATACAAGAGGAAGTCAGTTAATGTTTGTATGTGTTTGGAGTGAAGACCAATATTTATCAGTAGTTGGTAATGATAATCCAGTTTTTAAAAATGGTGGTGTGGGATATAGAGATGATACTGGAAATGTTGATAGAGAAGATGCTATTAATCAAACTTATGGAGCAACTTATACTTCTGGAGATATAATAGGAATTGCATTAGATGCTAATACTGGCACTGTCTGGTTTTCTAAAAATGGAACTTGGCAAAATTCAGCAACTGCAAGTGAGATAGCTGCTGGTACGACAACAAATTCTGCTGTAACTGGATTAAATGGTTCAAATTATAATAAACCAAGTGGTAATTTTATTTTAGGAACTGTATCACATAGTGGTCATGTTTCTACTTGGAACTTTGGTCAAAAAAGTTTTTCATACACTCCACCAACTGGTTTTGTGGCTTTAAAACAGGACAACTTTCCAGCCACAGATAAAGGTATCAGTAGTCTTGTTTGGGCAAAAAACAGAGATAATGGTAATAGAGGACATCAACTTTATGATTCATCAAGAGGTCCATTATTAACATTATATTCAAATGGTAATAATGCAGAAAGCACTAATGCAGATTCATTACAAAAGTTTTTAAGAGGTGGTTTTTCAGCAGAAGATTTTACAGGATTAAATGAAGCAGCAGAAAGTCATGTAGCATGGAACTGGGTAGCAAACAAAGGAACAACTGCAAGTAATACTGAAGGCTCAAATACCAGTACAGTTCAAGCTAATACAACTGCTGGGTTTAGTATTGTTGAATTTACAACTCCAAGTGGAGGTACTACAATTACTTATGGTCATGGACTTACACAAGCACCTGAATGGTTTTTTTTTAAAAATAAAGGTGCAACTGGAGATTGGCTTCTTTTTCATAAGTCAGCTTATGATGCTTCAAATGGTGGGTATAGTATGGTCTTAAACTCAGATGCTGCAAATGCAGCTTTTAATACTGAATTTGGAGCAACTGCAATATATCCAGAAGCACCAACTGCTACAACTTTTGCTTTACGAAATAATTCTGCAACAGCAGGTAGTGCTAATTATATTGCCTACTGTTGGCATGGGGTTGATGGTTTTAGTAAATTTAGTAGCTACTCTGGAAATGGTAATGCTAATGGACCTTTTATTCAAACCAATTTTAAACCAGCTTGGCTTATGATTAAACGAATAGATAGTGCTGGTTATCATTGGTGTATTTTAGATAACAGAAGAAATATATTTAATCCTGCTGATAATGTTTTAAAAGCAAATTTAAGTGCAGCAGAAGATGATGATGCAAATATGGCAATAGACTTGTTGAGTAATGGTTTTAAAATAAGAGGTGCAGGAAGTGATGGAGATAATATAAATGCAAGTGGTGGAATATATATTTATATGGCATTTGCTGAAGCACCCTTTATTGGTGATGGTGTATCTCCAGTAACTGCAAGATAAGGTTGTATCTAAAATGATTTTAATATATAATATAAATTTAAATAACATGAAAGGAAAAAGATAATGTGGGCATTAGTAAAAGCTGACCAAGTTATTGAAGTCTTTGGGAGTGCGAAAGCTATGACTATAAATGGTGTTCAGCATCCTGCAAGTATTTTTAATAATTGGACAAAAGGAGAATTACAAACATTAGGTATTTATCCAGTGACTCAAGCATCACCTGCTGATAATAGATTTTATAAAAATGGTGCTTCAAGTTATAGTTATAGTGATGGAGTTGTAACTGAAACAATAAATTCAACTCCACATAAAATAGCTGATGTAACTGTAACTGATGAGGATGGTGTAGTTTTAAAAAATAGAGATGGAACTACTATGATTTCTAAAGGTTTAATTACACAGTATAAAGAAAATATTGATAATCGTGCATATAATGAATTACAGTCTTCTGATTGGATGGCAGTAAGACAATATGAAACTGGAGTATCTATGACTGATGCTTGGAAAACTTATAGAGCAGGTGTAAGAACTAAAGCTGCAGAAATGAAAACTGCAGTATCTGCTGTAACTTCAGTAGGTGCATTAAAAGATTT